CAGTAATGTTTTGGAATTTAATTCTAACCCTTGTGATAGCTCCTGCTATATGGACGTTTCGTAATGTAATGATTGAGATGAAACGCATAGACATACTTCTGAATAAAACAAGAGAAGAATACGCATCAAGATCAGAGGTAAAGCAAGAGATGCATGGAGTGATGGAAGCATTACACAGACTAGAAGACAAGTTAGACAGAGTTTTAAGTAGAGATAAATAATGATAGAACAACAGAACGTACCAACCGTTGAGAAGAAAACAAACATGAGGCGGTTTGCAGGATTTACACCTCAGCAGATAAGTAAACTTCTTGAAGGAAAAGGGCTAAGAGCAAACACTCGTGAGGCTGCAGAATACCTTGGTGCAATGGCAGACAAAGCTGAACAGATGCTGATGCAATCTCAGGCTAATACTTTTTACCAAGGACAAGGGTTTCAGTATGGTGGCTCTGTAGGAGGCTTTGACGATAAGTCTCGAAAACTATTTGATGCTGCAGTTAAGAGATCTGCAAGTAATCAGCCTCAAACCCCTGAGATACAACGCTACCTTGACAATGTGATTGAAACTCGTGGTATGCCAACAATGGTTTATCCTACTACTGCTGATCCGTTGCAAGGGTATCAACAGGGTGGAGCTATACCTGCACCTAGAACAATGGGTACACCTGTCAAACCAAGACAGACACAAGATCAAACATTAGTTCCTGCTACGTCCTCATTAAATCCTATGGGTAGTGTACCAGTAGCTAATGATGCACAAGCATTACAAGACCTTGAAAGAAGAAGAGTTCAGATGGCAGGGGAGAAACCTGTTGATCCTGCAGGTCTACAACTAGCACCAAAAAATCAAGAAGAGTTAATAGAACAATTAGCACAAGATGAAGTTAGAAGAACAACCTATTCACCAACGCTAGGACTTGATACACCTCAAAAACAGTTAGATTATGCAAGGAAACAAATAAGAGAGAGCATGAAAAATAATCCAAACGAGTTTTCTGGATTAATGGCAGGTGTAACACGAAACCCATATGGAATACATGAGCCTACAGGACTACCTGCAGGACCAGATGGTCTGCCAATTACCCACTCTGAAGCAACTTATTTTCCCGGTTTAAACAAAGTTTTATCATTTGACAGATTAACAGGGCAGTACTCTGACGGCAAAGGAAATTTTTATGAAGGGAAACTAGGAGAAGAACCAAAACTTGCTCAGTACAAACCACCACCAACTCTTCCATTCTTCCCCGGATTTCCCCCACCTTCCAGAAGAGATCCACTACCAACACCGCCAACAGAAAAACAACCCATAGTAGCAGACGTTAAGTCTAAGCTAAATGAGGCACAAGCACAGTTATCTGCAGAGCAAGGTAAAGTATCTGCCTTACAGCAACAGTTAGCCAACACACCACTAGATGATGAAGAGGGTAGAAAGGCTATAATAGATCAGATTAATCAGGCAATGCCTCAGATAACACGAGCAGAGGCTGCCGTAGCTAACGCTTCTCAGGCATTTCAATCATCTGCCATACCTACCGCTGCAGAAGCGGTTGGAGCTACTGTTTCTTCTCCTGCTGATATGATAACAAGACAACCTGTAGATAAAATGAGGGTAGAGGGAGGACAAATAATAAGTCCTACTTCTGGTCAAGTGTCTGGAGATATATCTGTAACAGGCACAACAGCAACCACCTCTACCGCAGATGCCCCTACTCCCATGATTGGTGCAGAGGCAAGAGTAACCAAAACAGTAAACGATGTAAGAAATTATGTACCACAAGAGCGTTTTGGTGAAATATCAAAGAACGCAATAGTAAATGCACAAACAGTAGCCACAGAAGACCTTAATATAAGAGATGTACTAGCTGCTCAAGGCACAGGACAACAGGTAACATCACCATCTGCACGAGCTTTGAAGCAAGGAGAGCTTGTATCAGGGGCAGCCAACGCAGAAAAAGCCTCTCAATTTTTAGAAGGTATTGAAGCAGCCACTGGTTCGCCATCATCTGCCGCCACAGTTCAAGGACAATTAACAAATCTAATGGCAGACTTTGAGGGTGGTACACCACCGCCTTGGGCTTCAGGGGCTATGCGACAAGCTACAGCTATCATGGCACAAAGAGGTATGGCTGCAAGTTCTATGGCAGGACAAGCCATCGTACAGGCTGCAATGGAGAGTGCGTTACCTATCGCTATGCAGGATGCACAGACTGTAGCAAGATTTGAAGAGCAGAACTTAAGCAACAGACAACAACGTGCTATGCTTGCAGCCCAACAAAGAGCTACCTTCCTTGGCATGGAGTTTGACCAAGAGTTTCAGGCAAGGGTACAAAACGCTTCTAAGATATCTGACATAGCTAATATGAACTTCTCTGCGGAGCAACAGATAGCACTAGAGAACGCCAGACTAGCACAAACGGTAGATCTATCAAACCTTAGCAACAGACAAGCGGTAGTTATGGCTCAGGCTTCTGCAATAGCACAGGCTGATATGGCTAACCTTGGCAACAGACAGCAAGCTGCAGTTCAAAACGCAATGAACTTCCTACAGATGGATATGCGTAACTTAGATATATCACAGCAAGCAGATATGTTTAAGAACCAATCTGTTATACAAAGCTTGTTTACAGACGCTTCAGCACAAAACGCCGCGTCACAGTTCAACGCTTCAAGCGAGAATCAGACTAATCAGTTCTTTGCTAACCTCAGGACGCAGGTACAGCAGTTTAATTCTGCTCAGTCTAACGCTATGAACCAGTTTAACGCTAAAGAAGATAACGCATTAGAGATCTTTCAGGAGCAAATAAACAATCAACGTGACCAGTTTAACGCTCAGAATCAGCTTGTCATAGCACAGGCTAACGCACAATGGCGACAACAGTTGGCTACAATAAACAATGCCGCGCTAAATGACGCAAATAGACAGAACGCACTACAAGCAAACAACCTTACACAAAAAGGTCTGGATGAGATATGGCAGAAAGAGCGTGACCTTATGGCTTACGCATTTGCTTCTGCAGAAAGTGCGGCAGGTAGAAGACAAGAACTTATCATAGCAGATATGAAAGCAGACATATCAGGTGATAACGCATTTGGTACAGCCTTGGGTGGATTCGCAAGTGCTGTGGTTGGTGGTATATTTAATAACCCTGCATACTTTTTTGGTTAGGAGCATAATAAATGGATGAGTATAATAACAGTACTTTTGTAGATGATGTGTTTATGATTGGCACAGGCGGTATGAAAGTAAAAGAAACAGGTGAAAAAGTACAGGTAACAGATACTATAGCTAGAGAAGCAAAAAACCCATCAGGACTATTTACTAAGAAGACTATGGGAACAGCGTTAATGCCCGATGTACAAAAAATAGCGTTAGGGCAGTCACAACCAAAAGGGTTTAACGCAATGGTGTCTAACGCTTTTAGGTCTTTAGCAAGTGAGTTATCTGTTGATCGCACTACTCTTGTGCCAGTGTATCCAAGAGGAGATACCATATCAGAGCTAGTTAATGAATTAGGGATAGATGCCACACATTTAACAGCGTACAACATGGAAAATGCAGAGGCACAAGACGGTACAATTCTCATAACAGCAGAAGACAAGGCTAGACTAGAGGATGAAGGGTACGAGTTCGCTCCTGCGCCTACATCTATTATGCAAGGTTCTATTGGATTGGATATAGAAAGAGATTAATTATGGTAGAAGAAGTAACATTTGATGCACCTGTTCCGGGGCAGTCACTAACGACAGAGCCTAAAGGATTTCCTTGGGAAAGACCACCGCAAATAGATAAGCCAGAAGAAGCCTTAACTTTTTATATAAACAATATGTCGAAGCAAGAAGTATTGGATGACATATTCACAGCATTAGATGAAGGTTTTCCGCTAGACTTACTTGTTAAGTCCATACTCACTAATGGTGTCATGGAGGGCATACACTCTATTGATGTTAGCTTGATAGTGCATCCTGTGTTGGTTGAGTACATACATGTTCAGGCTAGAGAAGCAGGTATAAAGAAAATAGTCTTGAAAGCTAAAAACAAAAAAGAAGCTATGGCTAAGAAAGAGAAGCAGTTACTTGTGTCTAGACTTCAGAGAGCGATTGATAAGATGGAGAAAAAGGATGAAGGAACGGACATATTAGAGCAAACACAAGAGTTTTTGCAGGAAAATAGAGAAGAACAGCCTGTTGAGGCTGAAGAAGAGGCTGAGGTGGAGGAGAAGCCAATGGGTTTAATGGCAAGGAGAGGTGAATAATGGCATTTGGTCAAGCGTTTGCTACTGCTTTTTTAAATGGTTTGACAGGTCAAATTTTAGAAAGTAGAAAAACAGCAAAAGAAGAAAGAATACGTAAGGAGCGTATTGCTGAAACTGCAGGGTTGCAACAATATTTAAAAAGGCAAACTAACTTTAGCAAATATAAAAACATAGCTAACTCCTTAATAACTAGATACGATGCTGATAGAGATGCAGTTGTAAGACTAGCCACAAATCCAACCATGTTAGCAGAGGCTGACGCTTATATAAAAAACTTTACCAAAAAATTTCCTAACACTAAGATTACTAAAAAAAGAATAGATGGTTTTCTAAGTTCACTTGATCTAGTTATGCCAGAAAAAGGTATGACTATTGAACAAGCCGCAAGAAAAGCGTCAGGATTAGCTATTCTTAATACTAATTTAGATGCAGAGAAAAAAGACTCTGGACTTATGGAAAACAACTTCTTCTTATCTGCTTTAGGCTTTGGCTCAGATGCGAGAGAGAACGAAAAGTTAAAAGAGAAGATGGTAGGGCAGGGTTACAGCATGTATGACCTCTATACAATGGGGCTTGGAGGAGACTATACCTCTCCTGAACAAGCAGAGGGTGGCTTAGACTATAGTTACTTCCCAACTCCTTTTAGTGTATCTGAAGAGAATCAACTAGGCGACAATTTAAAAAGAAACTCCTATAACCTTTTACTAAAAGAGATACAAGACATAGAAAAAATTCCAACAAAGCAAAGATCTACAGAGCAAAATGAAACGTTTACTAGAACAACTTTATTAAAAAATAGCTATGATAATGACGACCTTGCTGCTGTTGAGAAAGTAGAAAGAGAGTTTGGTGGAGAATATATAGCAAACTTGATGCTCAGAGACAAGAGTATGGAAAGGTACTTCAATGTAGGTGCTATTACTCCTGAAGTAATGCAGGGAGCTTTACAATACCTTTACAATAATGAGGCAGGTATTACTGCTTTTACTGAAGAAGAAATACTCAAGAAAGCGGAGAGCATAGGGTTAAAAGTAACAAAGGTAGCTCCACCATCAGGGCAAATAACTGGAACATCACAGGTAGGTTCTAGTCAGCAAAGACCTAACCAGAATGTGTCTACTAATCAACAGCCACCAACAGGTCAGGTTTCTGTACCAACCCAAGCACATGTAGATGGACTTATGAATAATCCTAGTGAAATAGATGCCTTTGTACAAAAATTTACAGTTGCAGGTTTGCCTGTCAAGATTGATAAGAAAAGACCTACCATAGTAGGAGGAGGCGGTCTTGTTAGTATTAGAGAGTGGGACAAAACTTGGGGTAAATACTACAACGCAGATGGAACTAAAAAATAATGAGTAACTTTTTTGATCAGTTTGACACTGTAGACACACCTAAAAGACCTGCTATTAAACAAAACTTCTTTGACCAGTTTGACGAGACTGAGCAGGAAAAAGAAGAAGCTGTGCTTCAACAAGAAAAGAAAGAAGCTGACTTATCAAGGGATCAACTACCTAAGCTAACACAGAGCGATCTTCTTGAAGACGATAGATTCCTAGACACTATTAAAGACTATATGGAGGAAAGAGAAGGCATAGATGAGTTGACTGATCTTACCGACAAAGAAATAGTTACGTCTTTTGTAAATAAGATGCGAAGATTTCAGGCAGGTCAATCCGTTGTAACCATAGGTGAGGTTGCATGGCTTAATAAAGCTGATGAGAACACAAGACAAGTAGCAGGCGAAGCTTATAAATTATTTGACAATATGGAAAATATATTTACAGGGAAAAGAAGCACTTTTCTAGAGAGGTTAGATGCCGTAGGAGACTACGCAAGAGCTGCGATAGTTGATCCTGTAAACTTAGTAGGTATTGGTGCAGGTAAGGCTGTGACCTTTTTTGGGGCAAAAGCTGCAGCTCAAAAAGCAAAGCAATTAGCCATACAAGCAACAGCACAAAAGCTATTAGAGAAAAAAGGTAGTCAACTAACAAAGAAGAAGGCACTAGAGTTGGCAACAAAAAAACCTGAGATAATTGTGGGAGGAACTGCACAAAGGGTTACAGCAAAAGAAGCAGAGAGATACTTTGTTAAAAAGGGTATGCAAGACTTTGCTGAGAAAGAGGGCAAGAAAAGAATAGGTAAAGAATTAGCCACCGCAGGAGTTACAGATATGGGAGTATCTGTGGGCATAGACCTTGCGTATCAAAGTGGTATGATAAAATCTATGAGACAAGAGGAGTACAGCCAGATACAAACTGGTTTAGCTGCCTTTTCAGGTATAGTAGCACCTGCATATACTGTGTTATCAAAGAAGCTTAGTCGTGAGGATAAACAAATATATGAAAAGCTTAGGGCAGAGAAACAAACAAAGATTGCACAAGCTACTAAGAATTTAGATGTAACCCTGACACCACTTGGAGACTTGTTAGAAAAAGGTGTGTCCTTAACTATGAAGGAAAAGGAGGCACAGGGAAAGCTTGTTAGAGAATTTTTAGGTCCTACAGACTCCTACGCAGAATATGATTTCTTTAAAACATTTATTTGGGGAAATGATGAGCTAGGTGTGCAAGGATTAGTTCATAACCTTAAAGAAAATGGTGTGCGTATAACGGATGACTACTTAGAGGCAAACTTTGAAGGTAAACCTGCTAAGTTTTTAGCTGATATTATATCACAAATGAATCCAAAAGACATGGGAAAGTTTCTTGCCACACTAAACAAAGCAGATGTTAGAAAGAGACTACCTGACTACAACAGAGCCTTAAAGGAGTACATGAAAGAAAGAGGTATACCTGAAGGAGCAAAGATAGAAGATGAAGAGATTATGGAATTTTTCTCTGGCTACTTTTCCTCTTATGCAAGTTTACAGGGTAGAGGTCTTAAATTATTTCAACCTATTGCACAAGTATTAGGTGCTAGGGGAAAGATTGAGACACCTAAAGCTTCAAAAACTATGGAGGAAGCTCTTAAACCTTTGATGGCAGATGACTTTTTAACAGCTACAAGAAAGCGTGTAGACTATGTGCAAAGAAATGTAATTAGAAGTTTAGTTACAAATCCCGGTACATCTGCGTTAAACATAATAGGGTGGTCAAACTACACTGTAATGCAATCTATAACAGACTTTATTAAAGCCTCTCTTTATGTGCCTCAAGCTTTTTTTGAGTCTGCAGTGGGGAAAACAGCAGATGCTACAAATTCTATACAGAAGGCTAAACTTTTGTTTGGGCTACAGAAGGACAAACTACGTAATGTGCTTGACCCTGAAAGCACCTACAATGATTTCACAGACTACTTAGCTGTTAGACCTGACGTACAGGATAAACTTATGCGTTATATCTCAGGTGGTGTAGATAGTAAAGAAATGGTAAAAGATTTGGGTTTTGACCCAATGGAAAATGTGTTTTTTAGAACAGGTGAAAAAACCACCAACTTCTTTCAGGCACTTTACGGTGTTCAAGCCCAAGATGTTCTTACTAAATCTGTAGAGTTTATGTACAATATTGATAAAAGAATAAGAACGCAGTATAAGATGTCTTATGATGATTTTATCAACTCTGGTAGAATGGAAGAGTTAATGTCTACAAAGGAGTATATAGCCCTAGAAAGTAGAGCCGTTGATGATACTCTAAAAGCTGTATTTGGCAAAAAGTATGGTAATAAATCAAAAGAAGCAGGGTACATTGCCCAAACTGCTTACCTCATAGAAGAAGCTAGACGTTTCCCTGTGTTTGGTCTAGCTCTACCGTTTGGACAATTCTTTAATAACACTGTGGCTTTTTTTGCAGACTACTCTGGTTTAAATGCCCCTGCAAAAATATGGAACAGGATTGGATATTATAAGCAAGAAAATATAAAAAAGAAAATGCTAAAACAGTTTAATGAGGAGAATGGATACGACACTGCATTAACAGAAGAATTTTTAAATCAAATGGAAAAGGTTGGTAAACGGACTTATCAAGAAGGTGATGTGGTTGAGAGTGTTATAAAAGGAACTATAGGATGGAGCTATATATCTTATTTAGCCCAACAAGAAGAAAAATACATAGATCAAGGACTTTCTTGGGATCAAGAAAAAGGTTCAGGAGGAGAAACTGTAACTAAACAATATGACTTTCCTGCTTCTTTGTTTAAATACGCGGGTAGAATATTAGCACATAAGAATAGAGGAGAGGAAACACCAAAGGACTTGAAAAAAATATTCTGGGATGTGTTTGGTCTAGGTCAGGTAGACAGAAGTTTAGGTGTTTACGAAAGAGGAATAGGTAATATACTTATTGGTCTTGAAATGGGAGACTTTAAGGGTCTTATGAAAGCAGGGGGTAAAATAACTGGGGAGGTTGTAGCGACTGCAGGGGCAGGTCTAACAAGACCGCTTGACCCAATAAATCAATTTCTAGGGTTTATGGAGGGAGAGAACTATGTAAACGTAGACAGGAGACAGGGCAATAAAGTTCTTAATAATAGCTTTAGGTACGTGGATGAAATATTCCAAAATTTACTCGCCCTTGAGAACCCACCTGAAAAGAAAAATGCTACAACAAACATACCTAAGCCCTCTCAATTTACTAAAGTTGTAGGTTATAGAGAAATAGGTAAGCAAAGCTATACGGAGAGAATGTTTAATTCTATTGGTAGACCTAACTGGAGGGTTGGGTTTTTTGGGGATGTGCCAGAAGCTGATTCAGCTTTGAACAACAGAATATTTTACTTCTTAGAAGATAGGGCTAAAAGTTTGATGTTAAGTAAAGGATTTAAAGATTTATCAACTAATGAGAAAAAACAAAAGGTTGAAAGAATATTAAACCTAGCAAAGAAAAATACTAAAGATTCCATGAAGAGTTCTGTAATTATAGAGGATAGACAGCTAGAAAAGCTTTATACCTTGGATAAGAAGTATAATGATGGGGAAGTGACTAGAGCTATGAAGGACATAAACATGGAAGGTGACTACGATAACCTAAACTATGAACAACTAGAGTTGCTAGAAGCGTACATGGACGGTAGTGACGATTATATTAAGAGAACTACTAAGTAAAAAGAAAGGGGCTTTCGCCCCTCTCAGTTAATACCATTTGGTATATAGTTTAAGTGGGTCTACACTAGACCATGAAGACGAATAGCCTGATACTCCAAGAGCTTTTAGCTCCTCTCGTACAGCTTCATCGGCAGACTTACGTGCTTCAACAGCAGATTTAAGACCTGCCATCTTTTTATCACGATAAGCTTTTTTCATTTCAAGCAGTTGGGTTTCCATCTCCTTGATTTCAATTGCCATATCTTCAATGCTAATTTCACTTTCCATATCTACCTCCGATTTTTTGAAAGCTTTCTCCGCTTCTTGCCTCGCTTTGTCCATCCAACCTCTCCAAGTTTCGATAATATGCGACATTGAAGCCACGCTCCCATTCTTTGAACGAAACAGTGTTCGGGTAAAATGGGTTGCCCTTCAGCATCTTTGAGTTGGGTTGTAACTTACCCTTCCTAAAGACTCTGAATCCTATTGTAAAAGGTCTATCTTTTTTAAGTGGTTTGTTCATCTGGATTAAAAAATTTACCTCTCTCTGAGCATCCTATAAAAAGAACAGATGCACCCTTTTCTTTTTTGTTTAAGTGATCGTTTAACGTTTCATTAATATGATTATTGTACTCTTCTAAGTAAGTAATACAATCTTCATTAGTTCTAAATGTATCACCTTTATACTCTATTACGCTAACAATACCTGCTACAAATATGGTTGCGTATATTACTACCGTTGCCATGCTATGCTCCTATGTCCACGATTTCACAACTGTCACCAGAGCAAGCAAATGTTTGAGATGACTTTGTGTTATCTTCTTTTTCATATTTAATAAAGGAAGTCCAATCAATATTTCTGAACCTACTGCTAAAACTATCGTATACATCTTTTGTGCAATCTTGATAGGGTGCTTGCTGATAAGTATGGTCTGAGTGCGGTAAGAAGGAAACACCAGACATTTCATCAAAGTGTTTAAACACAAACGCACCAACTTCCATCCATTCATTATCCCTCACAGAAACGGTCACTGATGGCTTGTGTTCGCACCAGTGTCGCTGATACATGAGCCACGTTTGTAGCTGTTCTATGGCTGTCATATCGTCCCTCATAACGGATTTCTTTGGTGACTTCATAGGGAAGCTAAATACAGTCTGTGTATCTGGTTTCATAACGTCAGGTTCATTAGGTATTTGACTATCCATCATGAACTGTGTGAGAGGGTCTTTATTATCACCGCGAACAGTCCTGATATAATAACTGCTATGACGAGGGTGGATACCAGAACTTGAGTCCACGAGTTGTGAGACTGTCCCACTTGGTTTGACACATGTGATTGCTGTGCTTTGTGGGATTCCAAAGATTGTTGCCCACTCTCTGTTTGTTTCGACTGCAACTTCTCTAAGTGCTGTGAGGGTTTTTTCAAGCCCATGTTTTCTCCCATTAGTTAATTCATTATCCATAATACCTGTAAGGCTTACACCAAGAAGTCTTTCTTCTTCTGTGTTCTTTTGCCATATCTTTCGTAAGTATGGGAACTTAGTAAGAGTAGACTGCGCTGTGCCAAGTATAGTAGCCAAAGCAACCTTTCTCTTTAGATCATCAAATCTATCTTTTTCTTTTATTACCACTTCCGTTAAGTTACAGAACTGATAAGGTCTAAGTATAATTTCACTGCAAGGATTAGTACCAAACTCATGGTCAGCATCTCTCCTACCAAACTTCTTTGCTTGTTCCTTTGCAGATAGTCTGTTAAAGATGCCACGCTCTCCTGACTTAGATTCGACAAGAGATGTCCACTCACGTAGGAATGTCTCACCATCAGGTTTATCCGTATAACACACAGAGTTGTTAGATAGTGCCATCTGCGGTGCTGTCTCCCACCATTGTCCCGACTTAGCATGTCTCATGCGTCCGTCTGATAGATTAGACAAGCTTATCATAGCAGAACGTCTAACACCGCCTGATACAACAACCTCTCCAACTTTACACATCAAGTTATGGCAATCATAGCTAGACAGCTTACGTCCTGCATTGTGCTTAAACAATGAGGTGGTGAAGTTAAAAAGATCTATCAAAGGTGCAGGACCACTGGCTCTACCACCAAAGACTTTTAGTCTTGCCCCTGCAGGTCTGACCTTAGATGTGTCCCAACTAGGTGACTCTCCCATATACAGATGCCCTATTAGCTTACGTAGTGCTTTAGCCCATCCTTCTTTGCTGTCTTGCACATCTATGATAGTAGATACATCTTCAATACTCTGAGGTATCTCAGGTAGTTGATTTACATACTGTCTCTCCACAGAGAACCCAACACCTGTACCACACAATAGTATATACATAGCTTCATCAAAAGCTTTTGGGTCATCTATGGGTAAGTAACTACAGTTGTATCCTGCAGTGTTGTCTCTTTCTAACGCTGACCCTGCTGTCATTAACGCTCTCATAGAGGGCATAACTTCTAGATTATGTATAGCATCGAACATCTCTGCTTTAGGTAGTTGCCCTTTTACTTTCTCTGTTATGTAATCTATGTATCGACTAACCGTTTCTTCCCACGTTTCTCTACGTCCTGCGTCATCCATCCACCTTGCGTACCTAGATACTGCTATAAATTTTTGATAATCATTCATGTTTTTTTACTTTCACTCCCTCTAATGTTATACCATCTATGTCAAAAAAATAATCTGTCAAGATATCTTTTAATGATTGTTCATCACCTTCTTTATTATTGTAGTTGACAGGCAATATATTCTCTTCCTCGTCTACTACCAATGTCATATTTACTGTGAACTTCATTTCTCTATCTCTTCTATAAGCCACTCCAAGTACTGCTTACCTTTCATTAAGTCTTCAATTGGTTGTCCTTTGTAACCATATCTATGTATATACTTGTGTACATTACCTTCACAGTAGTACTTAAAGTTTTCTCCTAATTGTTGCCGTATATAGTCGATGCACTCCATACCGCCTTTGTTGTAGTGTGGTGGATTATGTATCTTATCTGTCATCTTTGTTGCTCCAATCTAGTTTAATAACATTGTCTTTGCTTTCAACGATCTCAAGCTTAGGAACTTTCGGTGTGTGCTTTCTTAAGAAGCTAGACATCACATCTCTGAACTCTGGATCTATCTCCATCATTCTAACAACTTCCATCATAACTGTCAACATATCAATGACACCATCGTGCGTTACTTTGTCCCACTTATTGTCATCATTGAATGATAAGCTAAAGACACTCTCACCAGTTGCCCTACCATGATCGTCTGTATCTAGTTGCACAATTAGAGCATAGTCATTTTTGTTAATATATTTTTTCATGAGACTATAGTTTTATCCTCTTTTTACGTTCTGTCAACCATTCTTTTGGTATCTCTTGATGTGCATATAGAAAGCCATGTTTAGCACACCAATCAGAGTACCGTGTCTTAGATCCCTTTCTTAAAAGATTGTTTGCGTTTTGAAACAAAAACCTTATGTCTAGATCAGGATACTGTGCTTTTATTAGTAAATGTTTTGTTCTATCACTTGGACGCAACCATCCTTTCGCTTCAATAATAATACCATTGTTAAGAATAAAGTCAGGCTTGTAGTATCTATGTCGCATAACAGCGTATTTAATTCTGATCTCTTCATATCTAACCTTTTGCTTTACTGACCTTAGCCATTTAGCTACATCATATTCGAACTTGCTCTTTAACTTTAGTTTCGCCATTTGCAACCCTTACATAGTTAATCAAGGGGGGATTTGAAGACCTAGAAACTTTAGATGGCAGGACTTTTAAATCTGTCCAACAGGCATCTCTAAAAGAACATAGACTACATTCTATACCTAACTTTGTATTGCCACTGAGTTTACCGTAGTATGTTTCCTCTACTGGCTCGTAACATCTTTCGAAAGGTTCATCGTCTTCAATGTAGGCTATAGTATCATCTATCTTTCTAAGCTCTTCATCCATGTTGAGATCGTCTGCATCAACATACTTGAAGTTTCCGTTGGCTTTATTAACTGCCCACCAACCTCCTGCTTTCACTCCCCTAGCCTTGGCATATCCTGCTAACTGTGCAACGTAGCCAAAGCTATCTTTACTCTTTAATGTGTTGAAATC